TGCTTAGGGTGTCCTGCCAGTTGGTTGTGCCTTCTTTAAAATCCGCCATGATAGGCTCCTCTTATGATAGTGCCTGAGCGCTTTGGTCGACGTAGTTTGACCTGCTTCCTGGTACCACCTTCTCGATGGCAATTTCTGCTACTGCTGGGCTTGAGGTGTTTATGTTCAGGGTGGCGTGACTGTCCACTGTGGTTGAGCGATTGTCAGCGTTCATACCTGAGGTACCTCGAGCTGCGAGCAGTCCCTCATTCATGACTTCTGGCGCGTCGCTCTTGAACCAGTTTCTTGGATCGAGCTTCTGAGTCCATTTATCCACGTCGATGCTTAGCGCGTTTTTAATGGAATCTCCGATCATGCTGAAAATATCTTTTGCAAGTTCCCAGATTTGGTTTAAGATCGCCTTTACTGTCTTCCATAAGCCACCAAAGGCCTCTTTCGCGGCGTCGATCGCCTTATTGACGGTCTCCGTAAAGGATCCCCAATCGCCAGTTAGAAGCCCCTTAATTAGCCCCATAATTGCCTGGAGTCCTGCGAAAAAGAATCTAAAAAGGCCAAGGATAAAGTCGATAGCGCCGTCAAAAGCCTGGCCTAGATCGTCTAAGAAGCCGTTGTCTTTAAGGAGCCCGACCAGATAATTCCAGATTACTCCCATGTCTTCAAGGGTCTGCATTACCGAGCCGAAGGCTTCACGCAACGCGTCTAGCACACGGTCGGTTCCGCTGCATGCGGTCCAGAACTCATCGAGCCAGGTTATGGCTGCTTTGAATCCGGCCTTTATGCTCTCCCATAGCTCCTTGAAAGTCTCTGTTACCCATTTAATCGCTTTCTGAATGTTCTCGAGGACCTCTTCGCGTGATCCGAACATAGACCAGAAGTCGCCCAGGGCTGACTCTCCTCCTTCTAGCCAGACGATCAAGTCGTCAATGACCGCCGCCAGGCCTATGAGTGCTGCGACTATCCATGTGATCGGGTTCATAGCCATGGCCGCTGCCATCTTCAAGAGCCTTGGTATGAGCGCGGTTCCTATCAGAGACGCAACAACAGTTATAAAACGAACGATGTCGTTGCTGTGTGCATCCACCCAGTCACTGACTTTGGTTAGCATTTCCGCGAGGAAGCTAACCGCAGGAGAAGTCTGTCGCATGATCTTAGCCGAGAGATCGGCCATGGTGATCTGGAACTTAGTCAGAGCCTCGCGACTCTTCTTGTAGAGCTGGATGTCTTCTCGGGTTACGCGGTTGAGAAGTGCTCTCTTTTTGCGCCATTCGTCAAGCTTAGGACTGTAGGCTCCTGTCATTTGGGCTACCTGAGCCACGCCACCAAAGTATGACTTGATCATTGAGCCTATGGACATGGCTCCGGCTAGTGGAGCTGCCACCATGCGGGCAATTCCTGCCAGCTGGCCTATTGCTTTTCCGGCTACCTGGTCTGCGCCCTTGGCTAGCTCGGACGAGGTCTTTTTAACGTTATCTTTAGCCTTATCCATTGACTTGCTAAAGTCTGCGGTCTTAAGTCCTAGACTTATAAAGATGGTATCGGAAATTGAAGCCATGGCTTAGAACCTCTTTGGTAGTTGGTCTTTTTTGCTTGGTTGGTTTGATATGTACGTGTTGTACTGGTTCACTGACCAGCATTCTAAGATGTCCAGCGCATCGTCCATGGAGTAGTACTCCTCAAGCTCGCGTAGAGTTGCGAGCCGATTCGCAATTAAGATCGAGAAGGTCTTATCAATGTTCGCTGTTTGATAGTAGGTTTTTCCGTCTGGTCTGAGGGCTGGGAGTCTGACAGACCTGCGGTGGCAAACATCGGAAAATTTATAAAGAGGCACTCCTTCTCAAGCTCTAGCAGGGACTTCATGTCCTCTAGTGTGGCTTCGAGGTCGGTCTCTGATACTCTGATTTTGCTTGCACCTACGACTCGTTCTGCGGTCTTGCCTACTAGGTCTAAAATCAGAGAGTCCATGCGGTCACAGTTGACCTTGCCTAGACAGCTTAAGGTTGAGCCGTTGAGGTTCTCAAATACGGTCTTTAGGTTTGTCAAAAAATCATTACTTATGGCTTCCTGCTCTAAGATTCCAGTCTCGATTAAAACTGAGAAGGCTCTCTCTGACCATTTCTGCAGGCTTAATGCCGACATCTTGGTCAAAAGGTAGTCGTAGTTGTGGCCGTTATCGGTGATCGTAATTTTCTTAGTTGTTCTCATATTGGGTGTCCTCAAAAAAGCCCCACCGAGAGGCAGGACTTATACTTACGCGCGTCTTCTAGATTGATGATGTGTCAAACTTACCGAAATGAAAGGTCCAATTGGTGTTACCTAAGACCTTTTCGCCACTTGGTAGCGGGTGACCGGTTACCATCACGCCGTTCTTTAGGCTGAATTCCTTTCCTAAGGCCGGAACAGTTATCTGCATTGAAGTCTCCAGCACAGTCATGTTTGTTTTTGAAGTGTTGTAAATATTGCATAGCACCTCGTAAGATGGGGAGCCTGCATCTAGTGTAATAGTTACGCTCTTCTCACTTGGTGTGTAGCCTGCGGTCAGCTTGCCGTCTACGCCCATGTGAGTTTCAGCGATGGTGTCGTCGTCCATAGCGAAGCTACTGTCTGTTGAGAAACCCTCAATTTTAACGCCGCTTGGGTAGAGGTTCTCAACTGTTAGAATTAAAGTTGCGTTTGCGCTGGTAATGTCAAAGCTCATTTAGTTGCCCCCTATTAAACCACTGCGATTGCAGGCACGGTCAGTCTCTGGACTGCTCCACCGTAGGTGTATACCAAGTTGCAAGGTGGAGATACACGTTGCTGTCTTGCCTGAGCGGTTGCGTCTAAGACCTGCAGGTAGTAACCGTTGTTATAAATCTCGTCTGAGAAGTCACCACCTAGCTCTGAGGTAAGCTGTGACTTCTGGGCGTTAGATAATGAAACGCCGATGTCGATTACGCCGTTATTGATTGCTGCTTCGATAACGTCTCGGCAGTTGGCGCGGATGATTGCGTATCCTGCTGAGGTGTAAGGGATTCGGCGATTGCTGGTGAACATGGCCATGAGCTGAACCTGCAGCTTGTTGCATAAGTAGCAAGCATTTAGATAGGTGTCTATCCATAACCACTCGCCGAACATCTGGCCGTTGTAGAAGAATATGAAGTTGTCATTTCTGGTTGCGTAGTTGCCGATGAAGTTTACACCGTGTCCAAGTAAAGCGACGCTATGCTGTGTGTCGGTTACGTCAGCTGCTAGACCACTCTGCGCCTTGAAGGCAAATGTGATAGTGCCGTTTGTTTGGTTCCATGCGATAGATGCCGCGGTTCCCATAACGAAAGCAGCAATATTGTAGCTTGGGTATACTACCGTGGTTCCTGTTGCATTTAATGCCTTGATCTTCTCAGCGATCACGGTGGTATTGGTCGTGTCAAGATTTGCCTTTGAGCTGTCCCAGCAAATGTATAGATACATAGTACCGGCGTTGGCTTGGGCTGATACCCAGTTGGCCAGCGCTAAGGCATCGGCATCTTCGGGTTCTGCCAGAGTAGTGAATGTCACGAAGTTCTGGAACTGGTGAGTCAGTGTAGTCATTGAACCTACAACGTCGGTTGCATTCTCGCCAGCCGATACGGTTGCAGTTTCTGCATTAAATCCTAAAGCCACTGCTGCGGTTCCGGTTGGTACGGTGATTGACTCCTGCTCGCCTACCGCGGTTGAGGTAATGGTGAAGGCGTTATTCACTGAGTTGTAAGCTACTGTTACGCCTGCGCCTTGTGTGGTTAGCGCTGTCTGTAAGACAGAGGCTGCGTCGCTTAATGAGGTTACTGCTGAGAAGTCGATACCTGTTGCGGTGTACTCAGTGCCTGATAGGCTGATCTTAATGTCACCTGCGCTTACAGCCTTAATTGCTGCTAATGCTGTAGCAGGAGCTAAAGTTTCGCCGCGAACAAACGGAGCAGCTCCGCTTGGTGTTAGTCTGTAAAAGTATAAAAGACTTGGCTTGATCTGTGAGTTGTTGTAACCACCAAAGTAGACGACAGCGAAGTTGTACTCATCGGAGGTGAGTCCAAAATATTCACCTACAGCGTCTGCTGAGCTGAATGAAAGAGGTGTGGCAGCAGGCAATAAGACGTTATCGTCTAGGACCATGCCGTTGAATACTAAGTCGGTGCCTGTTCCTGTGAGGATTCGAGGCAGGACTTGTACAATTTGGGATGCTGAAATCGCCATATTATTTCTCCTGGCTGTTTAGTTTGGTATTTTTACGTCAACGTCAGCGACGTGGAGCTTTCCCGCTGCTATCGGGTCGGCTTCTGCCTCGGCTGCTGTAATAATTGAATTCATCTTGACGTCCATCTTGGTGAAGCCTGGCTGCGGTACAACTACCGAACTCTTAAAGCAAAGATGGAGGTTCACGGTCCAGCGATGCAGGTACTGCTGTGAATCGCTCACCAGAGTTGTATTCTGGGCGTCGTCTGCATATAACGCTGATATGCCGTAGCTCTTAAAAAAATCGGGAGCTACGCTTGACCTAAACAAGGTATTTAAGTTGTTTGCTCGTATCTGAGCTCTGAGGATCGCGTCGTCCTGAGTTGAGTTGGTGC